GGGCTTAGATATTCTCCGGATCCACCAACACCTGTCTTACTATGGAGAGAACACAGCTCGGACATACCAGTAACAAAAGCTGGTTCGATGTCTTCGATGTCACAGGCACCGAGATTGACGTGTTGCAAAAGGCATGTGCCGCGTGAGGGCAGGTAAACCTCAAGGCAAACATTTCCATAGATTCGGTTTCCATCTTTGTCTACCTTAGATTTGTTAAGCCAGATGTCACCACGACGGATGCCAGCAAGAATCGCCCCCTTCACCTCTTGGGAAGTTTGATTCCATTTGTAGGTCGTAAGGTTAATACAACGTTTGATCCAAGGCAGATCACTCCTGCTAGCAGTGACAAACTCAAAGACATCAGGATGGTCAATATCAAGATGACATACAACAGCACCATTTTTATATACACCTCCTCTGCGGAGTACCTCGTTTAGCGTTGAATAGATCTTTGCAAACGAGACTGGGCCAGAAGCAACCAAGCCTTTGCCATTCTCAGTTCCCTTGGCTCGGAGTTTGGATAAATGGACAGCCACTCCTGCTCCATATCGGAGAGCGTGACTAGCAAATCGCCAACTTGCTTCAATTCCTTCTGGCCCCTCCATCTCATCCTGAACCACAAAAACGGTGCAAGAAACAGGGAGCCGCGAAGTGGGGTCATCAATCCAGGTTTGAACACGACCGGTACGTGCAATCTTTTCTTTATTCATTAAACGAGATCAATAAGAGTTGGTGGTTTATAGTTAGGGCCTTTAAGGATCTTTCCGTCTTCTCTCTTCAAAGGCTTACCATCGACGAGCTTGCTCATGTTGCTCTCCATCACCCGGTTATAGGCAACGTCTAGATCCCAACCAAGACACTCAGCCATTTGGAAACAAACCACCAGAAGATCGGTCAATTCCTTAAGGGCATGTTCCTTATGAACTTTGCTCCCTGGAGAAGTCCCACAGTCCTTAACTGCAGCTACAAGCTCCCTGTACTCTTCGGTAATAAGCTTGAGTTGGAACTCAGCAGAATCAATCGTGTAAGAATCAAGAGGCTGATCCATAGCCTTACGAAAGATTCTGGCTAGGTTACGATAATTAGATGACATCATTAGGCAACGGTGTATTTGAGAAGTAAATTGCTTTGTCTAGGTAAGCCTTTGCCTTAAGAAGATCATCAATCTCAGGCTCGCCTGGCTTGGAACCTGAACGGCAAACATATTTAATAATGTTACCTTTGAGATAATCTAGGCCTTGGTCCTTAATGAAGTCCCATACTTCGATAGAACCTTTTTGGTAATGGTTAGGGCTGTACTTAGTCATGATGTTCTTGGGGCCAGTGCTTAAGCATGTTGACAATGGTGTTGGACAAAGCAAAGTTTTGACGTTGTAAAGCAAGCAGAAGGGTCTGTAGATCCTTTGGGCTTGCCTTAGGAATTAAGTCTTCAATGCGGCGGAGCTTGAAGGATTGCTCCACAGTCATCTCAACTACCGGAGGCGGGGGTCCAAAGGATTGGTTGTTCGTTGTCATAATCAAATTCACCAGGACGTAGTATTCGAGCTAGGCGAGCATTCCTGATGGCGTCTGCCTCAGTAAGACCGGCCTTCTGATATGCACCGACAATGAGATCCCAGATGTTTCCTTCGCCTGAGAGCACCTTTTCAGCACTTTTGGGGCCAATACCGGGAACTCCCTTGTAACCATCCACAGCATCACCTGTGAGACATTGGATATGGAACCAATGATCAGCCTCTTCAGAAGTGATAGTTGTTTCCTGGTTACCATCAAAGAGCCGACAAGCTAAGGACTTCATATCCTTATCAGGGCTGATGACTACGAAGTTCCCTTCCTGTTCGTGACAGTCCAGGCCAAGCAGATCATCAGCCTCTAGGCAGTCAATCCTCTTGCACACGTAGTTCTCAAAGGCGTAGTTCAATAGCCTCTTGTAACCTGCTGGCTTACGCTTGGTACGATTCCCTTTGTACTCAGGGTCTACATCCTTACGAAAGTTATTGGATCCTGTAAAGTAAAGGATCACATCATCAGAATCAAACCTAGCCTTTAGATCTGCAATCTGACGTTCAAACATCCTGATGACAAGCGGGAAGTTACTGGTGATGATGATTACATCTTCTCCAAAGTCCAACTCCTCCTCAGCCATCTGACAACTACGGTATGCGTAGAAGTCAGCATCAATACGAAGCTGTGGTGAATACATTAGTTAATAAGGTAGCGTAAAGCAGCGATAAGAGTGCGGGGATTATCATTTAGTCTTCCTAACCCAAGGTTGCATCCATTGCAGATGTAACCCCTGAAGGTAGAAGAGAAGTGACAATGATCTAACACCCACGTATCTGTGGGGTCTTTGCAGATGGGGCAGATTCCAGGTGGGGGTGTTGGGTTCTGTGCCCTAAGTGTTTCCCGTAAAGAAGCAAGGCTGTTGGTACAACCTTTACAAGTATTCTTCCTACCAAGTTTGGAGGATGAGAAGTGAGGAAATTGCTCAAGAGGTAAGTGATGCTTACAAGATCGACATTCCTTAGTGAACGTCTTTCCAAGAGCTTCCAACCTTTGGCTCTGCTGCCATCGGGACTCTGAGTTTGTAGAACTCTCCTGCTTCGACGATGCTGAGTTCAAGCAGTCGTTTGACTGTATCAACCCCATCAGGCTTAACTGACAGTCCCCAGGAATCGTGTATGAAGGCGAGGAGTGTGAAGTCCTGCCCGTACTTGAATTGGAAGTCATCAATAAGGTGTCGAAATAGAATTAATCCCCAGCGCTTACATACCTGGCTTCCCGAACTCTGCAAAAGGTAGTTGAGGCCAACATGTCCCTTCCCTTGTAAACGGATAGGACGACCATCAAGACCAATTAGAACATCCGACGAGGCTCTAACCTTGATCGCTTCTGTGAGCTGTTCAAGGCCTGGGATGGCTTCAAGGAATGCCTTACGAAGTTCCTTACCTTTCTTCTTAGCCTTAGCGGGAGCCAAGGTTTGGTCATAGGTAAGACCCAATTTGGTATCGGATCCGCCATAAATGAAGCAATAAGTTAGTGACTTGACCTGGGTACGGGTAACACCAACACGGTCTGCGTTCTGTTGGTGAATATCGCCATTAACCACAACATCAGCAAAGGAGCCGCCGTCATAGGCACTTAGGTAATGCCCAAGCATCCGAAGCTCAAGACCAGAAGCATCTGCATCTACCCAGACTTGACCTTTGTTTGGCAGGAATAAAGCCCTACAACGTGGATCAGAGCTGACCTGAGAGATATTGGGACCACGATGAGCATTCCGTCCCGTATTGGTAGCAAGCTGGCAGGAGTGGTGAATAAATCCATCCTTAGTAACCGACTTCAACCAAGCTCCATTCCCATCACTCAACTGCCCAAGAGCCTTTTGTAGTTCGAGGATTCGAGCAAAGATCAAAGCCTCCTCAGTACCTAAGGTTTTGAGAACAGCCTCATCAATCTTGGGAGTACCAGTGTCCGTAAACTCAGTAGGAGTCCAGTTCCGCCAGTTCTTAAAGGCCCAAGCGATGTGGAAGCGACTTGTTGGATTGAACTCCTTAAGCTTGCAGAAAGTGGCACCATTAATGTAATGCCTAGTCTTGTTATTCCTTTGAGGGGTGAACTCACCACCATCCACATAGGGGAAGGTAGCAAGCATCTGTTCAGATAACTCTTCCAACTCTGTTCTGAGAGTTGATTCAAGTTGCTGAGCTTGCTTCACATCAAAGCGAATACCAGACTCCTCCTGTAAAGCCATCATCTCTGCTACCCCGTGTTCTAGCTCAATAGCAGACGGGTATTTATCAAGGGCAGGTAAGAAGTGCTCACGCAGCTTCAGGTTCACCTCAGTGTCCTGTACGCAGTAATCCTCTAACTCCTGACTCCACTCAGCCCAATCCGAAGTCTTACCGAACTCTGATTTGTATTCAGAAAGGCGGTATCCCCAGGCCTCAAGAGAGTGCCTACCAAAAAGCTTGGCAGGCATCTGGTCAGGCTTCTTCCTAAGATCACGATTGAGAATGTCGGAATACAACATCCTGCTCATGATCATTGTGTCGTAACACTTGCCCTTTGGATAGAACCACGGGAACACTTTGCGGATTGCGGGAATGTCGTAATTGCAAATGTTATGACCCCATAATTCATCCGCCTCCATAAGAAGGGTTAAACCATTTTGAACACTGTGAAGCCTGCCTTGATCGTTAAAGACAAGCACTTGTCCTGTCTCCAGATCTCGAACTACGATGCAGTGGATAGTCGTAATGGTGTCAAGAAGACCATTAGACTCAATATCAAATAATAGTTTTAAGCTCATGCTGCATTAGCTGTATTGAGAAACCGAGCAACCTTGCTTAAGAACACAGCAGGAAGATTCTTGCTTCCCTTAAACCGATTGATCTCAGAACCATCAGGCCTGACAATGATCAGGGTGGGGGTCACTTCAATGCTGTAGTCCCTAGCAATCGTGGTCTTGAGGCCTTCGTCATCCTTAAATGGAATGAGTTCAATATGATCTGATTGATCAAAAGCATCTCGAAGGGCCTGCTTAGCTCGATTACAGGGCTCACAGCGATCCTGAATAAAAAGAAAAGCCTTAAAACTCGTAGCCATCGTCAGCGTTAGATGTAGGTGTAGAAGTTGCTTCGACCATTCGTCCAGTGATCTCAACGTATTCGAGTTCACCGGCTGGTCCTGTCTTGCCGTTGTATCGGTTCTTTAGAACAACCAACTTTGCGTGATTCTCGCCAGAGGAGATGTTTCTCTGTAGAGCGATAACCAGATCAGATAGCTGGACAATGGAATGGGAGCCTCGCAAATGCCCAAGGGAGATTTGTGCCCCGTCTTCGTGTCCTTTGTCATTTTGAGAACGCCTAAGGTGTGAGATAAGAATCATCCCGATGCCTGTCTCCGCCACAAAAGAGCGGAGCTTAGTCATCACCAAATCAATAGTCTTTCTCTCATCACCCATCGAATCAGCATTACCACTGAGCAGGATGGAGAGGTGGTCAAGGATGATCCAACTAACACCCATTGACTTGACCATAAACCGTATGTCGTTGAGGATGACATCAGGATCGACTGACCCAAACCCATCCCTTAGAAATACGGAGCCAGACCCAACACTCCCATCGAAGGCAGTGCGAAAGTCCTCAGTAGAGAGTTGGTTGGAAATATGCAAAGGACTATTAGCCTTCACACTCATTAGCCGTAAGGCAGTGCGTTGGACACTCTCCTCTAGGGCGATGTACCCAACCTTGAACCCCTGATCAACTAAAGCTTGGGCAGTCTCACCACAAAGGGTTGACTTCCCCGCTCCAGATCCTGCCGTGCAAGTGACCAGTTCGCCAAGTCGAAGACCACCAGTAACGGCATTAAGAGCGTCAAATGGCCAATCAGCATCCCTAGGAGGGGTAGGCTTAGAGACCAAATCGAATAGGTCTCGCCCGTCAATGATCGACTGTGGTGTGTACTGTTTCTTGTTATAAATCGCTTGTCGGATCGCATCCGGTTCCTTTGCTACTAATGCCTCATTGGCATCTTTATACGGTGAAATGTTGGCAATAAAGACCCGATCTGATGGGAACAAACTTGCACAGTCTTGTGCCGCCTGAACCCCAGCTGCATCAGTATCAAATAGAAGCACAATCTCCTCAAAGCCCAGGCACCAATTCAGTTGGGCCTCTAGTGCCTTCTTAGCCCCTGCTGCGCCATTCGGGACGGAGACTACTGGCCAGTTATTTCGGGCCGAGTACACTGAAAGGCAATCAATCTCTCCCTCAGTAATCACAAGAGTCTTGCCACTACCGAAAAGGTTCTGACCAAAGAGCTGTTTGTCTTGGTTCTTCCCTACCCAGGAGAATTGCTTGTCCTGTGTTCTCTCCTTATAAGCAATAAGAGTACCGCCAGAAGAGTAATAGGGAAAACGCAATACAGCGCCAACATCAGTCTGATCAACTCGTACATTAAATTTACGACTGGTTTCTGGTGAGATGGAGCGGAAGCGTTGAAACTCTCCCGTGAAGTTCATTAGTTTTGTGTGGGTGCGGTTGAGGCTTGTGATAATTTCCCCATCGCCCCGGTCGTAGCTATTACAAGAGAAACAAAAGCCCGATCCAGATGCGTACCGGGCTAATGCGTCTGAGCTACCACACTTGGGACAGGGTTCGTGTCTAACGAATTCGCTGTCGTTTTCCATCACCCATCTTTAAGCTGGTGGTGATACTCAGTAAGGCCCTCTGCAACACCATCAACGATGTCCTCAGGTTCGAAACCCAAGTAATCCAATAGCATTAGGAATGAAACTGAGAACTTACGCAGTTCATCAACATCATCAGATTTGCTGTAAGTCATTCGTACCAATCGGGTGGGATGTTGTTTGCAGAACACCATTTGAACCCGTGCTTCTCAGCCCAGGCCCAGTAGGTAGTGGAGCTATTCTTATTAAGTTTGTTATTAGGCGCCTGGAAGACAAAGCGAATGTCCTTGTCAGGATTTGCATCCCGAACACATAACATCTTGCGTCTGTCCCCAGGCTTTAGATACCCTTTGGCCTCAAGGATGACGCCATTAGGGAGAATAAAATCAGGACGATAAGTAGCTGTAACCGTGTAATCGAGCTTGAGAGTCTCGTACTCGAATGGAATGTTATTTAGTTCAAACCATTGGGCCAGCCGCTCTTCAAGGCGACTGCGGTACATCAGAACTCGTAGGCGTCTTCATCGGTCTTGGGCCGAGCATCTCGAACGTTGGGTTCGGATTGCTTGAAGCCCGGCGTAGCCCCAAGTACACCAAATACATCATCAGCGGTGAGATCACCAGAGTCAGCAACTCCAGTACCAGCTACAAGTTCAATGACCTGAGCCCCCTTGACCTTGAGTGAAACTCCAACCTTGTTACCAAAGTGATACGGTTTCAGATCAACAATTAGGCGAACTTTGGTTCCCTTGCGAATATCAGTGTCCAGATCCAATTCTTTACCCTCAGTATCAACCCAGGGAAACATTGGAGATTTGGATTCACCACCGTAGGAAACTTTGACCAGACCCTCTTCATCCCATTTGGGAAGCTCACGGGAGACCCGCTTACCAGCAGCCTTGGATTCAGCCCATTTCAGGCCAGATTCAAAGCTTTCATCAAAGGCAGGTAGCTCAGCCTTAGGGATCTTGAAGCCGATAGTGCAGTTGTTGTATTGACCGGATGGCTTAAGAGCGTTGGTGTAGCCCTCAAGGGTGGTGGAAATAACAAAGCGGTTTGCCATAGCAAAGTGATTAGCAGAAAAAATAGGTGCTGTCCCGGACGGTCTCCAGGTCCAGCGTTTCTTTGATCAGTCCATCGGGCACATCAGATCCCTGTGCCTTTGCCCATTCGCAAAGGATCGGGTTGTTATACAACTCAATGAACTTCTCTCTTAATAAAACTCCAAGCTCATTGTGATCACAGGATCGAGCAAATACACAGTCGTGGATGACTGTGAACGGACGTTCCCATTTGGCGAACGTTTGATGGAGATGACTGGCATCTAGAGAATGCACTAAATTAGGTGCAGATGCCGATACGTGGTGTTTGAGATCAGGTTCCTTGTAGCCCACAGCCAATGATGTTTTGAACATCGACCCCAGCAGTTGTGTTTCAACTCGAATGGTGTCGGGCTTTCGTAGGTTTTGTATGACAGGAAACCCAGAGGGTACTGTCCAAGAGAGTTGTTGCTTACCACTTCGGATTGCCTGATCAGCAACCTTTTGGATAAACTCCATACACTCCACAGGACCAGGAAATACCTTGCGGATTGCGTGGTCATAGACCGCACTGGTGATCTCCCCAAGGGCTCCAGGAATTGAGAGATCTCTCCCATCCTTATAAAGCTGATCACGGATGTAGCCTCGGGCGCTGTGTTTTGTGACGCCATAAGGCAGGCACATCGTTGGCTTTTTGGTGACCTTCCTGCTCATCCATTCCTGTAGTTCAGGGGAGAGCTTCTCCTTAGCCTTCTCTGAAACAGCTAGGTAGCCATCGGAAGGTTTGGGAGTAGGAGCCACATTCACCTGCTCTGCAGCAGAATGATCCAAAGTGAGGGCTGAAAGATGCTGAATGCCGGAGGCCGTTGCATCTACCCCGATGGGTAGGCCTGATGTGGTTTTGGTCTTGTAAATACAGCAGGCTTCGTATTCGATTGCTGCTGCACAGAAAGTCCAAGGCTCTTCGGCTGCTTCCCATAACGGAATGCTTTCGATTGGATCTGCAGCAATGGCCTGGATCATCTCCAGATTGTTGCGAGTCCAGTCCACCCGATCCTGCATCGAAGCTTTATCCAACCCATAAGCTGTGGCACAGGCAAAAGCTAGCCAGAACTCATCCACCGGACCCTCCTCATAGAAGTAGAAGAGGCTCTTGTCAAAATCAGTCCCCTGGATCGTCAAACCAGAGGCTTGGATGGGGTACATACGACCCCTGTAATCGAAATTCCAACACAGCCACAGCAACTCATCGCCATACTTGTTCGCCACAAAGAGCGTCTCAGTGGTCCTGTAATTGCGCTGTGAGAGGCCTGCGTTGTAATCGTGGATGGTTGTAGCCTTGCGCTTATAAGATGTGATCTCGTCCTCTGTAGAGCCCTCTGGTGGCTTCTCAGGAAGAGGCATTGGATCCTCAGCGTGGAATTTACCAATGCTGATTCGCTTGGCTTGGCAGTAGTTGGCTACCTCCAGGATGGTTGGATTGATCCGATAAGACACACGCTGAAGGTTGTTCAACGTGGCAAGGGCCTGTGTCCCTTCTATTGGTGTCGGTATAAGGTGGTAATCCCTTGTCCTGATTAGCTTGTGGCGATTTGTCAGCTCATTGGTGATGTACCCACCGCTGTAGTCCATTTGCCCTGACCAGTCGTTTGGTGGGCAGAGCATTGGCCAGGTGCAAAAGGCGCGTTCTGAGGCAAGACTCAAGATGGCTTCAACATGCTCTAAGAACTGAGGCTCAAACGTAACCAAGAGTTGACTTCTCCTGTTACTACGGATAACTGTCTTTGGGGATGCCCAGCCTGTGGCCGTACAAAAGCAGTCCAATAGCCAAGCCCCAACCCGATGTCGGGTTTTAGTTGGCCACGATTGCCACTTCACCCCCTTCTTATTCATCGTCAATTTGAAGCGGGTTGCCCTCTGACGGGTGCCAGTGGTGTGCCGAAACTCTTTGACAATGTGGGTGAACAATCCCCGGTTGACCCGTTCTAGGTAGTCAATGCGTAATTGATCCTGAATACAATCACCTATATGCAAGCAGAGTTGAGTGTGCTCAGGAGAACGATCTTTACCAAATCGATCTAAGCAACACTTGATCGTGATGAGTGCTAAGACATCAGGATTACCATCTCTAATAGCATCAATGTAGATGGTATTAAAACCAGCCCTTCCTGAAGTGAGCTTGCCGTACCGCTCTTTAATCAACGCGGCCATCGGTTCAATGGCCTGCTTAGTCAGAGCTTGTCCATACACAGTAGAGCTGGCGTAAGTTTTATCTTCCGCCCGACGAGTACGTTCTTTAAGTCTAGAAACGGCCTCACGGTGCATCTCTGTTTCTAAACTAAGCTCCCGAATCATTAACTCTTGGAGTTCCATAGGTGCGCTAGTACCCGTAAATCGAGGTTTGCAGTGGCAAAGTGAGTTATCAATAAAAAAGCCAGGGAGTAACTCCTGGCCGATATTTATGGTTTGCTATAGCAAAGTGAGTGCAATCGGAACCTGAAACTATAGATGCAATGTCAAAAGCATTGCTATGACTAGCTTCTTAGGTGATTCCTGAGGCACTTGTGGTGGGGTCATGAGGCAGTTTTGAGGCTTGTGATTCCGCCCTAGACGCGCCTAGACACCCCGAGTGGTAAGTTCGTTGGGTCGATGACGCGGTTGTGGCGGAATTGGTAGACGCGCATGTTTCAGGTACATGTGCCTTCGGGTGTGGGAGTTCAAGTCTCCCCAACCGCATCGACAGACTCATAGTGAAAGAGCTTCGATAGCAGCACGATTCGCAGCATCAGTTGCCTTCGTGTACCGGAGACTTGTCTCTACATCCTTATGCCCCATCAGACTCATAATCTGTCTGGGGTGAGCTACCTCTCCTATCCAGGTGCCAAATGAATGGCGGAAGGAGTGAAACACATACGACCTGTCAAAACCACAGCATTCCTTGACCTTGGTGAATGTCCGAACCAACTGGTCTTTATTAGTCCAGTCATCACCAAACAACAACTCATCGGGTCTGCGACCGTTGCTGCGCTTCTGGGTAATGTCGATAATCCGATCTGCAACAGGGACAGCTCGGACCTCCTTACCCTTAGTGATCAAACCTGGTCTGCCTCCAAACCAGATAACATTAGAAGACCAATCAACGTCTCCTACCTTTAACTTAAGGAGTTCAGCTTGTCTGCCACCAGTGTAAGCAGCAAACAGCATTATGTCGGCAATGTCTTGACGCGCGAAGACGTCAACAGCAGTGAAGACTAAACGCTCTACTTCATCCTTGGTGTAGTAGGTACGACGTGATTCCCCCTCCTTAAGTTTAGGTATCTTAGGAAGAGTGAAGGATACAAGTTCATCCTCAATCACAGTACGCAAGACGGTTCGCCCAGCAGTAGTGATGCGATTGATCGTTGCATCTTGCCAAAGCGGATTCACATCCCGTAACTCAGTAATTAAGTTACGCCAAAAGGCAGGAGCACTCATTTTGCTAAGGCAATATGAACGCCCAATTAAATTGGTGATGTGGCCCGAATTGATCATGTTCGTACCGTAGGAAGCCATTGGTTTCCAACGATGCTTTGCTGTGTAATCAAGAGCATTACCCCACGTCTTTGTCGATGGGGTTTCAGTTGTTCTCTTCATGTTGGGATAGAAGACTGGTGATGTAGTCAGCAGCGATTTGACCCTTAGGAGTCAAGAAGCATTGCTTTCGTTTGTAGTCATCAGGACTACGCTTTTTAACAATCCATTTGAGGGGATCCTTGTTTTCCTCTCTGTGGTTATCACCAAGCTTTCCTAAAATAAAAGAAAGAGTGGGAGCAGAGACATTTGTGAGAGCTGAAATCTCGTCTTGGCAGATACCCGGATGAGAAGCTACACACAGAAAAACAGACATAAATTGGGCGGTTAACTTCTTCTCTTCATAGTTTGTGCTAGTCCGAAAGAAGGTGATGGCTTGCATCATCCCGTCCAAGTAGCCGTTAATGCACGGCGTTTGTTGCACCATTGCTTTGAGGCTTGTGACTTGACCAGTCTAGGTAGCATACCAAACCAAAAGCCCTGCTTCTGCAGAGATGCAGCGGATCAGGGACACCCCTGCCGCGCCTTGCGTAAAATGATCAGTTGCCCAAGGGTGCTGACCAGTTCACTAGTAAGGTCAACCTCCTCCTCTGCCCCTTGCATGTCGATCTGTGCTTCTAGAAGATCTACAGGATGAGGCTCGCCCTCAGGCCACTCATAATCATCGCTGTTAACAATGTCATCGTGGAAATGAAGCTTTGCCCCAAGGTCTGTTAAACGATTAGCACTTAAATCAAATGCTCGTTGTAAGCAACGGTTGTACTCCCTTTCATTGACGCTCTTAAACGTCATACTCTTTAGGCTCCCTTTCATTGAACCAATCAAATGGATCAACCTCTGCAGGGATGTCATCATCACAGAAGGGAACATCTTCTAGATACTCATCAAGATGAATAGGATCATGTGGATCTGACGATGAGAATTGTTTCTTAAACAAAACACTATCGTCAATAGTCCATAAATCTTGGTTCATAAGTTCATCAATACAAAAGTCTTGGTTTGCAGTAGCAAAGTAATCAAACATGACTAACCACGCCCTTGTCCCCGATATGCCTTACGGCCAGGCTTAGGGCGGGAGCGTAAGCCACTCCCCTGTGTGGTCATCTTGCCAATCAGATTACGTCGAACTTGAACCTTAGAGCTATTGCTCTTGGAACCTGGCTTAGCCATAAAAACGAAAGATACTAAAGTTAAACTTGTTCCCTATAACAGTATTCACGAAATGCTGCGTGAATCTTGGGATCCCATACATCACACTTCCTTGATTTAGACGTTACCCATCTAAGTTCTTCAGTGCTTAAGTTACGGATACCACTATCGGCAATCTTTGAGCAAATCTCAGTGCCGTTAATAGTTGAAGGAGTAATCGTCATCAGTTAATGAAAGCTGGTAGTCCTCTGCCTTGGATAAAACGCGCATAGCCTCACGCAACTCACCTTTCTTAGTTGTTGGGTCTTGGGCTAAACGCGCATAAGCATTGGCCATAATCCCAATCGCATCAAGGTGGGTAAGGTCCTCTAAACCCTCAGTCATAGGCAGGTTCTCTCAATGGTAGTACATCAGTTCTAAGATGCACGGTTTGCGTTAGTAAAGTGAAAATTGGCTTGGCGTTACTTCACGCGCCACAACCAAGCTGGGCGAGGAACTGCTCTCAAGAGCGGCAGTCCGGTGCTGCATATCTGGCCAGCGAGCTGAAGCACGGCGCGTGGCGATGGAGTCATGATGCCACCTCACTTTGCCATCGTCAAGTGTCTTTGGCTACATCCCAATAAATTCATCTGAGACTCGCCACTCCCTGTGTTTGGTATAGGGCTATACATAGCCCCCCCCCCCCCCCCAAGTAGGTTCAGGCGGATACATTGTGCGAAATACGCATAGCGGCTATACACGCGCAATGCAATATGCAGCAAATACGCTACACAACATGGGCTTTATGCAGAATCTGCATTATCGAGACGTACACACTGTCCCATACGTCATTGGCTGGCACACCGTAGTCACAGGGTTTAAGATTCTCTGCATGTTTGGGTCTGTGGCTGGGTTGTAAACCTGATCACGCGCGAAGTCGTGCGCCGGGTACGGATACACCAAATACGATGGGGTAGGGTCAACAACCTGACCACGCGCGATAGGACACGCGCAAACCGGGACGCCAAACAGGGCCACCATAAGTAGCCTTTGAAAAAGAGTAGTCATAACATCATCCTAGCAAGCTTTTAATATACTAGATGCAGTAAATGTGTGGCTTGTGATAACATTAATAGACAATAAAAAACCCCCGCATCAGCAGGGGCCCTGATTTCCATAACCCTAGCCCTCACTTGACTTTGCTATGGTCAACTGAATTGGTAAATGAACCCTGGGCTGGCATTGTGACTAGATCGTTAACGATGCTTCCGAAAACCAAAACAGGGATAAGGAAGCACAGCACGCGCGAAACGGAAGGGGTGATGAGTTGATTCATTGCTGGTAACGTTTGCTAATGGGGTTTGTAAATGAGCGCTCGAGAATAGTGGAGCAGAGATTGGATACGCTGCGCCCCTCCTCAAGCGCTCTTTCGTTAAGTTGTTGATGGAGCAAAAAGGGAACCGTAATGGTCAATCTCTTTGGACTCCTGAGCTGTAGTTTGAGTTGATGCATAGTTAATACACCAACTTTAACTCTCGAACTGATTTAATCTCGGAGATGATATAATCAAGCTCCTTGAGTTCTATCAAGTCGTCTAAACCGTAGTTGCTTTCCTTGGAACGCACACGCTTTAGAATGTCACTCCTCCTAGATATAAGAGCGTGACGAATGAACAAAGAATCAACATAGATAGCAGAGTCGGTCAACATCTCAAGCACCAAAAGCTAGAAGTACAACCAAAACACCAACGATTGCCCACAGAGCTAACTGGCGCTCCTGTAGTTCGCTGATTTGTTCCCGTTGCGTGTCGATGACTTCGCAGGAAGCATCAATGATCTCAGCCTTTGTTGATGATTGTGTGATGATCATGTGGCTTGTGATTAATTGCTTCCCTCAGTGAGAAGCAAGAACACAGGGAGGGATTCGATCCCACGCATCACGCGCACCCCATGTCGGTTTGCCTTGGTCAAGTGATAGGCTACGAGAAAGCTGTTTCGAGGGCAGCTTTGCCTAAGGAGTAAAAGTCAATATCTGAATCATCGAACATATCCAGAATTAGTGGAAAGTTTGAGATCTCAGACTCTTCTACCTGCTCCTCAAGTAGATCTCTGAAGAGTTGGGCGGCATTGTCGATGTCATTTATCGACCACTCGTCCCTGTCATCAATGATCCAGGTTGTGACCAGATCCCCCAGGTGGAGGTTTAAGCACCATGTAGCCCGATTGCGCCAGCCGTTGTAAGTGGTGGGCTCAGTCATCGTTGCAAGCATGTCTAGTTTGCGTTGGTTAAGTGAGACGGCGGCCAGGTTGGGCGTTCGTCTTGCACACAGAATACACGCTCAGTTGACCAGTGCAAGGTGATGCAGCGAAACTGTAACAATTTGTAATATTAAGGATTGTGTCAGTCGTCAACGACCCATTCAGATCTGATCACATCAGCGAGGCTTGTGGGATCCCCAGCGCTCTCTAGCTGCTCAATCCTTACTCCCATACTAGCTGCAGCACTGGTGAAAAGGGCCAACCGCAGCTTCTGGAGTTGCTCAGGAGTCAACCACTTCTTATAGGTGTGGTCATTCTTGTTAGTCATAATCAATCCGTCCGGTAAGGTACTCGAATTTGTAGCGTTGGTAGCTGTGAAGAACTGTCGGGGTTTTCAGTGATAGTGATCACGGCATTCTCCTTCCAGTTGGTATTAGTAACTGTATCAGTCTCGAGTTGATACTCAGTGATTGCATCAGTTACTGTTTGCTTGATGTGATGGTTGATATACCATTCTTCTAGGGAATACAAGATAGATAGTATTAGAAACTGTAGCCAGCTTGGTAACTGCTTGGCTGCTGTTGCTGCTTGTTTGAATTGATCTAGTCGGAGTGTTTGTTGCTGATAAGGTTTCGTATCATTATACATGATGATTAGATCTAATACCAATTTCTCACAGATGTTTATAGATATTTAGACGTGTCTCAATGTAAGACTCAAACGAGAATAGAGTTGCTAGTTAGCTATATTGAGCTTGCATTAGATCCCCAGACTAACGAGAAAGCAGGCCACCACTAAGGTCTGCCCCTATTCATCACCCAAGGGCCCCAAAAATGCCCCCCCGGCACCCCCTAGGGCACCCCACACGGGGGGAAGTGACGCACCGCTTCCCCCGTTAGAGGCTTCAAAGATTTCTGCCAAAATTCCTGGCACAGGCAGGGCAGACAATCAGCCCCTTCGAAACGGGCCTACAGCAGCCCTCCACAACGTCATAGATGCCACACTGAGGACAACGGCGTTCAGGCGGCTTGGAGACGCTTCCAGGGGCCTCTGAGGGCTCTCTGTCGTAGGAGTTATTCATCACTTCCACATAGCCGTAGCCACAGCAGGTAGTTCCTGACACAGCAGTTCCATCACGTTGAGGGCAATCTCCCTGTGTTCCTTCTGGGTCTCTACACCCATCCGTAGATCGCAGTAGTGAATCCAGGAACGTATGGTCCCATTCATGTAGAGGCGGGTAGGACTTGCCAGAGGGAGCACAGCCCTAGCCGTCTCCTTAGCCACCCCATTACTCACCATTTCTCTGTAGAGATCCTCACCATCAGCAAAGTGCTGTGAGATGCGGCGGTAATAGGCCTGGGTCTTCTCAGCAGTCAGATCATCAATACTGTTCTGACGGTTGGTCCTGTCCTGTCTACGGAGGGTAGGCATGAGGGGGCTACCAATAGCCGTCACATCGGCATACCGCTGGGAGAACTCCTGAAAGGAGAAAGACCTATGCCTAAGGATCTGTGGGGCAATAGCTCTAGTAGTATTAATCTCCACAACCATATTAGCCATCTCAAAGGGAGACCAGTGGTTATGTTTAATTAGGTATCGTAGTAGTTTCTCTTCAGTATCCAAGTTCTGTTGGTTACTGGGATTGGACACCCGTGCACAGTAGGCAATGAGATGCTGAGCATCAGGAGTAATAGAGACAAGCTTTACTAGAGGTGACATGAGGTGTGGCAATAAGCGGCGATAGGCTTAATAACTCAACCAGTTACTAATACCAATATCAATCACAATAGAGACTACTACCAATAATGATAGTATTAAGATAATCATAATTTGGTAGGACAGTAGTCAATAGAACACGTTATACGTGTATTACACGTTTAACCGTTAACGCGTCTACGCGTAGAAGGTGGGACTATTATTATTTGTATTAATAATAATCTCCCTTCTAAGAAGGAAGGGCGGTACAGAATGCCCCCCTACCCCCCAAAACCCCTAGCAGGGTATGTATTGGGAAAGGGTTATGAGAAGAAAGGAAAGAGAGAAAAGAAGCCCCCCGGCAAGAATCACTCTTTGGCGCCAAGTCGGGGATTGCACCTCTCTTGGAATGTTTTTATTTAATTGGTTGTTCCCCCTGGTTGGCGGGCCCGCTTCTCGACGGTTCCATCCATCCATACCCGTTGTGATCCCTCTGGAAGGATTGACAAAGGTTGATTGTGTTGGTGCTCCAAGGGGAACGGTATTGTGGGATGGGAAGGGCCCTCCGAAGAGGGCTTGCTTACCGCTGTTCCACAACATAGGGAGCACCACTTCCCTACTAACTCAGTACAAAGCCCTGAGCTACGGCTTCGCCAGAAGGCTTAGCTACGGCTTCGCCACTGCTATCAACGAACAGTCGTAGTGGCGTAACCAACGCTATTGGTAGTCACTGCTTCTGAGGCGGCATAGGCCGTATCGATCAGAGTCAGGAGTTCATTGACCGTCTTGACAACAGTCGTACCACCAGACGTGACGGAGATATTGGTACTACCGAAAGAGGTAGTGACCTTCTTAAACCTAGGATAAAGAGACATGTCGTTCTGTGTAAAAAGGACTAGACAGCCATCAAAGGGCGGTAGGGCCCCTCTATTGGTGTCGGTATAAGGGTTAGATCCAAGTGTGGATGCGGGGTTTGGAGCCTTCCCGCATCTGTTTAGGGGTAGCCCCAAGGACCATCAGATCAGTAGCCGATTGAGGGTGGTCTAGGAAGGCGGTGACCATATCCCTCCAATCCTGCTTACGGCGTTCCACGATCTCCTGTTGCGCCGAAAGGGCTACAGCATCAAGGAAATACTTACAGCCCAGGGCCAGGGCGTCTAGGCGGTCATCGTGTTTGATGGCCCCCTTCTCCCGACACACCCGGCTCATCTGGTAAGCCAGCATGTACTGGAGGCGTAGCTCTGGGGCGTCATCAGGATTGGACCGGTAGTCCCACTCGATCACCTTGGGATCCACGACCAACCGGTGTTGGTTCATCAAGGGCTCCAGGGTATCGATGATGCGCTCTTCCTTACGGGTAGTAGCTCTGACCTCATCGAAGTCCACAGCCACCTTCATTTCGATGGCGTGTTTCTTCATGAGTTCTGAGACCATCCCATCACCAAAGTTGGACTCCACTAGGACTTTGGTGACCTTATGAGACTTACAGCCAGAGAGGATGTTACGGAGGGTGTTATCGGAGTAGCCATCCTTGTAGGCCCTCATCTCACGGACGTAGATCAATCCATTAAGTTGGGAGAGGTAGACGGCTACGGTTTCATCTGTACCCCTACCCGAGGGATCCACAGCACATATTGTCTCTGAATAGGGCCTGTATTCGCCTTGGCTGGCCATTGGAGAGTAGAAACGATCTCCAGGTAGGCCAACAGCCGGAAGTTCCTTCAGGACGTTCCTAGGATCACTACACCAAACAATGTTCTCAGGGCCCTGGTCAGGGTTGACTGATGTGACGATGAGATCTTGGAACTTAAGGGGGAACTTCTCTGCATCAGAAAGAGAGGTATCCAACATGAACTGGAGCATAAAGTTGCTCCGTCCCATCGCTGCTTCCCGTTCAACTAGATCAAAGTCAGAGAAACGGGTATCGGTTGGAGACCACGACAAGTCCTCCTGTCCGTGTTCTTCCAGGTCCTTCTCCAGTTCAGGAGCAAGGAAGCCTTCATAGCCACTGACCTTACGGGGATACCTGGCAGGCCACACAAAGGGCTTATAGGACCGCTCAGCAAGCTTTCGGTAGATCGAGAACACACTCTGGGGAGTCCCTAGGAACATGATCCTGGAACGTCCTTCAGGGATCAGGATGGCTTCTGCTTCCGTTACCAGTTGCAGGAGCTTCTCCCGCTGCATATCCGTAGCCGAGTTACCAGGAACCTCAACGTCATCAAAGATCAGGAGGTTGGCACGACTACCAGTCATTTGGCCTGTAATGCCAACGCTCTTAACGGAGGGAGCTTGGTGCGCTTTAGCTGGGCCTACATCGAAGGAAATACGAGACCAGCGTTGATCATCTGATCTTGGTTGTAGGTGAGCTAGCCACGGTATATCAAGAATAAGTTTCTGACAAAAGATGGAGAAGTTATCAGCACGTTCCTTCGATGCTGAGATAACCATAATCTTTTGATCAGCGTCTTTGAAGAGAGTCCACAGGACAAAGGCAGCCGTAATCCAGCTTTTACCAACACCCCGGAAGGCTGAGATCTGTAGACGCTTAGGGCCGTGTTGCAGGTATTTTGCAATAGCCAGTTGAGCACGGGTTGGCTGGGGTAGATTTAGTTCTTTCCAAACAGCAGTCAGGAAATATCTAAAGTCCCCCGTTAAACGGTCTAGGACCGCGTTATTATTACTCATAGGTGTCAGTACACCCAAAGAAGGATCAACAGGCCTTACAGAGCCTTCTAGAGGCGTCTCAGACTGTTTCTACCCAGGAAGAGATCTTCCATTCCTTTAGGTAATCGTGAAAGGGTTGATTGCGATACCAAGAGAGGTAGTCTTCAGACCCCTTTTGTTGGTTACAGCAGCGACAGGCACAGACAACATTTCTAGAGATGTCATCTCCACCTTTAGACTTTGGCTTAACATGATCTAGGGTAAGATCACGATCAGAATCACAGTAAATACATTTGTTTGAGAACAGCTCCTTAATTGCTTTACGCCACATCCGTTTAGCTTCTGAGGAGGTCATTGCAACAAGCTCAGCAAGGTAGAAATCAGGAGTGAGTGGGGGCATACCCTATTTCAAAGTTGATTTACCATTAGCCCCATTACGGGCTCGATTCTTCTTAGGAGATTCCAAGACCATCCCACCACTCTTGGTGTGAGATAGATCAGAACCACCCTTACCAGCTATGCCACGTTTACGGCGTTCGGTCCACCGCTCTTCGGACTTAGCCTTCACCGCAGGCTTCTTATTAAGCTTGCGTTGATACTCATTCTTTTTAGCTCTAGCCTTAGCATTAGATGCGTAATACTTGGCTGATTTACTTTTGCCTTGTGCCATCTTTCTCGTTAAAGTAAACGTGGTTTTCAAGGCGTTCAATCCGATTATTAGACATTCCCATTTGTTCAACGAGAACATCTACGGAGCGGGAGATATTGTGTAGGGTGAGAAGGTGCCAACCAAAAAGGCCTAAAGCGGCAGCAGCAAGTGTGTTCCTTACTGTTTCATCCATTACCGAATAATCCGTTGTACTGCCTCAAAGTCAATCTCAGGCATCGTGTCTAGGAGGTTGGCAAGGGGGCTACCTTCAACCGCTACTCCTGTGATGCTGTTCTTATGAAGCCAGTCGGTAGCAGCTTTAATATCTGCAGGACCAGCTTCTCCTGATTTGATCTTGGTGATAAGTGTCTCAGTCACAAGCCTATGCAACTCATCAAACTGATCCTCAGTAGCACGATTACTTTTCATTGCTATTCATCAGAGAGATAAGCTTCTGGCTATACACGGGATCTGTTGCGTAGCCTTCCTGCTTGAGGAGACGGGCACACTCTTCACGGGTACGAGCCCGGTTGACACCTTTGTAACCTTTGTAGTCTTTGTACCACTGGGTTACGAGGTGATCAACACAGTCATAGGGGGTAGCAAAGTCTTTGAAAGATGCTTTGATGATCACGGCACCGTTGCCATAGTCTTCCCATGTTGTCTTGACAGTGCCCTGACCTTTGATACCAAAGAAGTTGTTCTTGCCTGAAAGGATGGTGCCACGAGCAGATTCAAGGGCCCACTGAGCTGCTACAACTTCAGGGAACTTGGCACCGGCACGGGCTGCACAGGCTTTAATACCTGCCCAAGAGTTATCGAATTTGGCAGGGCCTACATAAGGCTTGAGTACGGCCTTCTGCGGTGTCCGCCAGAGCTTGACCCACTTCTGATCATCAGCCAAGAAATAAGGCCCCAGAGTGTCCTCCAGAGCCTTTAGAGCTGCATCTTGATGTGGCAAACCTTTATAGCTTTTAACTACGTCAAGGATGCTGATAGTCATGTCTACCGACCGCCAATGATACGACGGATAGCATCAATCTGCTCGTCTTCCTTGCGGAGGGGCTTCAGGCCATTGACCAACGAAGCCAGCAGTTGCACGAGGCTATTAGATTTGAGCTTGCTGTTACCAATGACTTCACTGGTGATGAACAGCACAAAGAAACCAACAGTCTCAATAGAGACCTTGGCACCAAGTATGGTAAGCATGATTAGTTAATAGAGGAGGAGGTAGAATTAGAAGCAAAGATAAGGGGTTCTTCTGGGGTAACTGGTTCAACAAT